GCGGCCTAGAGCGCATCACAGACGCGAAAAGCGGCCCCCCTTCCCCTTGTGAGGGTTGGGGGGCCGCTGGCGTGTGGGAGCTACTCGTCGTCGTCGTCCTCGGTGTCTTCTGTGGTGTCGTCGTCGTCGATGGTGCCGATGACGCCGTGGGAGCGCAGCTCAGCGATCCCTTCGCTGAAGGCTTTCACGACGTGGAGGGCCATGTCGTTGGCGACGTCGGGGGCGTAGCCGGAGACTTCGTCGGCGGAGAAGTTGACCTCCAATTGGCCGAAGCGGAGGCTCATCCAGAGGCTGACTGGCTGGCTCATTAGTCCTCCCGGCAGGCGTCGAGGGTCAGGACATACCCACAAATATCCACAAGATTGTCCCTGGTATGGCGGTTCAGTTCTCTGGCGACTTTGACCTGGATCATCGCCAAGGCGACCTGCTCTGGTGTCACGGTGATACCAAAGATCGGTGACCACAGGTCGGCGATGCGCTGGAAGTTGATGCGGGGGTGGGCGTAGTCGCGCTGGCGGGGCCCGTTGACGACGTGGATGGCGTCGGTGGCGATGGTGGGGTCAATGGGCTTCACAGGACTTCCAATCCGGTCCAGGCTCCCGCGCGGGTGAGCAGGGTGAGTACGCCGTGCTGGGGGCCGCCGCCGTTGCGCTGGTCGTACCAAGGCGAGCCGGGGTCGACGGTGGGGCAGCCGATGTGGACGCGGCCAGAGTCGTCGGAGACCCGGAAGTGGTGCCAGTGCCCGGACAGCAGGAGGTGGGCTTGTCCGATGCGGTGACGGGCGTGGCCTTGTTTGGCCCACCAGTCTTGGGCCTTGTCGGGTCCGCGGAATTGGTGCCCGTGGGCGCAGCCGATGATCGTGCCTTCGGCTTCCACGGTGACGGTGAGGTCGTCGACATCGGGGGTGACGATGTGGACGTGGTCGTATCCGCCGGCGAGGTGGAGGGCGTCGGCGACCTGCATGGAGGCGTCTACGGCGAAGGAGTCGTTGGCGGGGGCGGTGATGCCCATGAGCCGGTGGGCTTGGTCGTGGTTGCCGGGGGCGGTGGGGACGATGACCTGATTGGCGACCTGGGCGAATTCTTTGACGTGTTCGAGGAGTAGGCGCCGGATGACGCGCAGCTGCTCGGTGAGTCCGAGGTCGGCGGTGAGGTGAACGGCGCCGCCTTGGCTGGTGGTGCCTTCGCAGAGGTCGCCGAGGCTGGCGAGGACGACGGTGCCGATGGGGCGGCGCTTGGCTTCGGCCTTGTAGCGGGTAAGGGAGGCGTCGAGGCCGTCGAGGATGCGCTGGGTGGTTTGCTCGCTGCCCATGCCGTAGGCGGTCTTTCCGATTTGCCAGTCGGCGATCGTGTGGACGTATGCCCAGGCGTCGCCGGTGGCGGGTCGCAGCTTGGGGCGCTTTTTGCCGATGGCGGCGACTAGTTCGTCAACGTCGACGGCGGGGGCGCGGGTGGGTTCGACGACGTACTTGCGGCGGGTGACTGGCTCGGTGACGGCGTCTTCGCCTTGGGCGTTGCGCACCCAGGCTTTTGGGTCGTGGGAGACCTGGACGAGTCGGGCCGACCAGCCGGGCGGAACGTCAACGCCTAACGCTCGGACTTCGTCAGTCCACGTTGACTCGTCGCCTGGCTGGCCGGCGCCGAGGGTGACCACCTCGGCCCTACCTGAGGGGTCATAGGTGACGGATGGCGCCCAGCCAGAGGGCAGGCTGGCGTTGGGCACCTGCCCGTCAGGGGACGCGGCAGCGAGTTCTTCAAGAGATGCCACAGCGGCAAGCCCCTCGTCGGTGACGCTGGATTGCGTCGGCGCGGACCTTGAAGCCGAGCTCTTGGAGGGCTTCGGCGATGAGGGTGCCAGCGGCGCTGGGGTTAGCCATCGCGGCGGTGAACTTTTCTAGCGTGGCTTTGTCCATTTCTTTCATGGTGAGGTGGACGGTGCAGGCGGGGCCACGCTTGGGGACGTACTGGGGATCGGACAGGGTGTCGAGCAGGGACATGACTGCCTTTCCGTAGGTGCTACAGCTTTCGTCGTGTGCCGTCGGGCTGGATGCCGAGCTTGGCGATGATGCGCTCAACGTCGGTCAGGGTCGTCCCGGCCTTGAGCTCCCAATGCATGGGGTCACTCCAGGCCGCCTCCCAGCCCTCGCGCTGCGGCGTGCGGGGGTCGTCGGCGTACTCAGCCCAGCCGCCCCAGTTGACGATCTCGTAGCGCCTACGGATGCGCCACGCCTTGACGTTGCGCTTGGCGGTGCGCCACCACCCAGCCGACGACGTGCCGCGGGCGCCCTCGGCGCTGGCATTGAGGTCGACGGCGGTGCCGCTGGCGTGATTGCTCCAGGCGCTTGACGTGCGCGCGGGTCGGTAGTTGTAGCTCCATTCATCCCACGCGCCCGTGTCTAGGTGGGCGATGTCGCGGTGATAGTCCGCGGCAAGGGCGAGGAACAGGGGCAGCACCTCGCGCCTCATGGTGAGGCTGCGACTTGGACAGCCTGGGATCGGCTTCTTGTCTAGTCGCACGTCTCCCCATGACTCAATCACGGGCCAGCCATTAATTGAGACCGCCATTAGTTGTCCTCCTCGTCTTCAAGCCACACGTCGAAGCGGTCGTCGCGCCACGAGCCGCGCCCGAACTCGACGTCGGCGGGGTTGAGGTAGCGCATGGCGGTGGGGAGGGCGGAGACCAGGCCGGCGATGACCCAGGTCTGCCAGGCGCCGAGGTCGATGGTGCCCTTGGTTGACCAGTCGGCGACGGCTGCGGACAGGATGACGGCGCCGAAGACGCGCAGCCAGGAGGCCAGGGGGCTGGTGGCGAACCACTCGCGGAAAGTCATTACTTGTTCCCTTCGGTCAGGTGCCAGGAAATGTGGTCGTCGAGCCGCTCGCGCAACTCGCGGACGTCGGTGTGGAGGACTTGGGTGCGTTCCTCGATGCGGTCGACGGCGTCGCGGAGGCTGGTGCCGCCGTTGCGGCGCAGCTGGGAGGAGATGTCGTCGAGGCGCTTATTGAGTGCCCCGGTCAGGAGGCGGTAGAGGGCGACGAGGCCGCCTGCTATTGCGGTAACGGCGACTACGATCGTCGCGGCCCACAGCAGGAAGTCGTCGATCTGCGGCGTGTCCACTCTCTAGCTCCTGGGTAACTGGAAGGGGTGCCCCGTCGCAGCAGGGGTGTTTGGCCTTGCACGATGGGCAGAGCCAACGGGTCTGTGTGGGCTCAAACTCGTGGTCGCAGTAGTCGCAGGTCATGGGCGCCCCCGTTCTCAACGCAGCGTTTACGGACGGGACTCGCCCTAATCGGACATTTCCTCAATGGGCTTGCGCGGTGTACCTACACCTGTCTACGGTGTACCTACACCCGCCACGAGGCGGCAACCGATGGGGGACACCATGAGCCTTGTACGCAAGCAGCAGTTCGGCGCCACAGTCATTTGCACCTTCTCCGGTCAGGAGACTTGGACCCGCGCCATGAATGGCGTCGAGTTCTGCGCCGACTGCGGCGCGACCGACCACGAGAAGGCCGACGCATGAGTATCGTCCAGCGTGTGCCCAACGCGCCCAGGACGCCGCTCCGCAACGTGAGGGTGTCTGACGAGCTGTGGCAGGCTGCCCAGGCTCAGGCCGCTGAGAATGGCGAAACCGTCAGCGATGTCGTGCGCCGCGCCCTGGAGGAGTACGTCAAGCCCTAGCCGATGACCTAGCGGATGAGAGCCCTCGACTACGTCGGGGGCTCTTGTCGTGAATTGGCAAGTTATTGCCGCCACGAGTCGGGTGGGGCGTCGTCGCACGGCCACGGCTTCTGACAGGCGAGGCAGTAAACCCAGCGGTCGGGCGGTAGTTCTAGGACGAGGCTAGGCCGATGCGTCGAGGGTGAGCTGCTCATCCTCGGGCTCCTGCGCGGCAACCCGGTCTAGTCGGGCTTGGATCAGCGGCAGGTAGTCGGCCTCCCGTTCGATGGCAACAACGCGGAAACCCTCTAGGAGGGCGGCCTCAACGGTGGTGCCGCTGCCCGCGAAAGGCTCAAGGATGACGCCGTCGGGTGGGGTGACGAGGCGGCAGAGCCAGCGCATGAGGGTGAGGGGTTTGACGGTGGGGTGGGCGGTGCCGTCAACCTTGGGGCGTTCACGGGCGGGGGCTTTGGCGACGTAGAAGAACCGGGACGCGCCGCCGCTGTCGGCGTGGCCCGTCCTTGGCACGGGCTTTCCTGACTTGCCGCCGACGTATTCGTCTAGCCAGCCAGGGGTGGCACGGGGCCGGTTGTCGCTTGCCGTGTGGCCGCTTTGCCTGTCGAGCTCGGCGGCCTGGTCCTCGTCGAGGATCACGTTCGCAGGCCACCGGCCCCCAGCGTGAGTCTTGTCCTCAACGGCGTGCGGCCTCTTATCGCCTAGCGGAACTGACTTCTCAACAGTGTCGGCAAAGCGGGAGTTTGGTCCGCTCCGCTGATTCACCTCGGCGCGCTCAGTTGCCGTTGCCCAACCGATCCGGCAGGCGTCAATGTTGAGCGCCCCCGTGCCATGCTCCAGCACGTTCGCCGCGACCGTGCCCACCAGGGGCTTCCTAGCGACGACGATGGGCTCGTGGGCGGGCTTAAGTGCCGTCCCCCAACCCGACCATTCACGGGCCGCGTCCGTAACCGGGTTGCTTTGGAGCAGAGCGACGCCTAGGCCTTTGCCGTAAACCTCGTTGTCCATGTTGCGCGGGGTATCGGCGTACACGTCCCGACGATGCGCGCCTGCGGCCTTGTCTATCGCCTTGGACACGTCCAGCGACTTAGGAAACCCGCTGCCGTACATCCACGCAATACTGTCGCGGACCTCGAAACCGGCGTCCTCAATGGCGCAGGCGAGGCGATGCCAGGTGCGGGTGCCACCAAAGGCGAGGAGGTGCCCACCGGGCTTGAGGACCCGCAGGGCCTCTAGTGCGACGTGGGTGAACCAGAGCTGGAAGCCGATGCTGGCCTCGCCCCCGCGCCCGTAACGCACCCGCGCGGACGAATCTCGGAAAGGGTGGGAGTTATCCGTACCCTCCGCGACCCATTCAACGGTGCCGGACTTCCAGGGCGCGTCCCAGTCCTTGCCCATAAACTCCAGGCCGTAGGGCGGGTCTGTGACGACGGCGTCCACCGAGGCATCGGGCAAAGCCCGCAAGACCTCTAGGCAGTCGCCGTTGTAGATGGTGGCGCGGTCGTCGTGGTGCCACGGCTCCATGTTTCTCCCCAAATGGAAACGCCCCCGACATCGTCGAGGGCGTTCGGCAGGTTTCTATTTGGTTATGGGCGTGCTACTCCACGGCCAAGGGTGGCACGGTGGGCTGACATCTCATCGTCGCAAGTTGAGCTCGGCTTATGAGAAGTGTTCGGAACTCTTACGTTAGGGACTAAGCCACCTGGACGGTGTTGAGCAGGGGGGCATCCGCAGCAATGCGGGCCTCGGCAATCGCGGCGTAGTCAGGGTTGAGCTCCACGCCGACAAAGTCCCGCCCATGTCGTAGGGCCACGACTCCAACGGTCCCGCTGCCCGTAAACGGGTCTAGGACGAGGTCGCCAGGGCTGGAGCCCGCCAAGATGCACGGGTCAACAAGGGTTTCCGGCATGACCGCGAAATGGGCGCCACGAAATCGTTTAGCGGGTATTGTCCAAACGCTTCGCTTGTTGCGACCACCGCGCGCTAGAGCGGCGTCAATCATGCCGGGCCCATTCGCCAATGTCCCACTGTCGCCGTCGTTTCTATCCTGATTCGTTTCCCTCTTCCATGAGCCTTTGCCTCGCGGCCTGACTCGCGGGCTTGAGTGTATGCGAATCGTACTTTCCGACAGAGGTTCCATCAGAGGTCGCTGGTGGTAGGTGTAACTTGCCCTTGCCGAAAACATGAAAAGGTATTCATGGGCCCTTGTGCATCTATCCTTGACGGATTCCGGCATGGGATTTGGCTTGTGCCAGATAATGTCTTGGCGCAATAGCCAGCTATCGGCCTGCAAAGCAAACGCCACTCGCCAAGGCATACCCATGAGCTGCTTTCCAGCTCCGTAGGAGTCGCCCAGGTTCAGCCATAGGGTGCCGTCGTCTGCTAGGACGCGGCGCACCTCGCGGAACACGTCCACGATCTGCGCGACGTACTCCTCTGGGGTGGGCTCAAGCCCAATTTGGTCACCTTGCCCGTAGTCGCGCAGTCCCCAGTAGGGCGGCGACGTGACACAGGTTTGGACGCTGCCATCGGGCAGCTCGGCCAGTCGCGCTCTAACGTCCCCGACGAGGACTCGTGCTGTCGCCATAATCTCCCCAATGGAAAGGCCCCCGACGATGTCGAGGGCCGCGCAAGGTTTCCTATTTAGTTATGAGGGCTGTCAGTAATCCCTAGGTTCAGAACACAACCTCAACCCATGACAGCGTGGACTCGTCCCAGAGCCAAGGACCACCCTCGGCAGGCATAGGTGTCGGCGCATCCCACAGGGCCGTGTCAGGGTTCAAGACCCAAGACGGGAACGGCTGCGGGGCGATGAACGCGCCACCCTGCGCGGCCCATTCGGGCGCGTGGCTGAACGTGTACCCGATTCCCGCGTAGTTGTAGCGGAACGGCGTGCCGCCGTTAGCGTGCTGGCCTCCGTGAGTGTTGTACGAGGTACGCACCGCGCCGTAATAGGCTTCCCAGTCGGTGTCGCCCTCATCCTCATCCTTGCCGACGATCACCTGAGTGACGATGCTGTCGCTGTCTAAGTATGCGTAGTGGGCCATCGTTACTCCTAAGCGAATGTGACAGTGTCAGAAATACCAGCGGCTGTGATTGTGTAAATACGGCGACCGCCCGACGTGGTCGATGTCTGCGAAACGCCACCAGAGAATGTCGCGGTCCTGGCCTCGGGAATGGACAAGATGACAACACCGGAGCCACCAGCACTACCGGCGCGCGAATAAGCCGCGCCGCCACCGCCGGAGCCGGTGTTTACTGTCCCCGCCACAGAGTTGGTGCTGAAGTTGGCCCCGTTGCCACCAATACTTGAGCCGCCCGTGCCGATGCGGTCACCGCCACCACCGCCACCACCCGCGCGGGTAACTGACGATCCGGTGATGGACGACGCGACACCAGCGCCACCTGACGCATATGTGCCGGTGGTTCCTACGGCGCCCTCGTTACCTACGGCGCCAGCGCCACCACCACCACCGCCGTTCCCGTATGTAGCGCCGTCTGTCTTTCCGGCACCACCCGCGCGGCCTTGATTAGTAGTCCCAGCACCGCCAGCCTGATTGCCGTGACCACCACCACCGCCCGCGCCGCCTGCGACACCAGTCGCGGAGGGTCCGACGCTGCCGCTGCCGCCACCCGTGGAGGTGACTGTAGCGATGAGGCTGTCGCTGCCATTTGAACCCGCGGCACCCCCGGCGCCAACGGTAACGGCGTAAGTGGGACCGACCGTTAGGGTGATGCCAGCCTCGGCGCTAGAACCGCCGCCGGAGGACTCTCCGGTAACTGAGCAGCGGTAGCCGCCAGCACCACCGCCGCCTACGCGGTCACCCGTGCCACCACCACCACCGCCAGCGACTACAAGATACCGAACGTCAACCGTCAGGTCAGTATCCGGCACGCGACTGAGCGGCGACTGCCCCCAATCCTTCACCTGAGTGCTCACAAACAGACGCGAACGCCTAGACATCACGCGATCCGATTGACGTAACCGTGGATCGTAATCACGTTAGTGGTCGCCGCGTAGGCGCGGACGACAAGCCCCGCAGACCCGTCACCCGTCAACGTCAGACCCGGTGCGACAAGGACGAGGCCCGACTGCGCGGGAATGGTGACCTTGATGTCGTCGTCCGGTGTCGCCGTGCCACCCATCTGAAACGTCGTCAGTACGGCAGACGAGTGCCCGTTGTAGGCGTACAGCCACACCTCGTCAATAGTCGTGGCTGACGTGCCCGTGGTGTGGATGGTCGTGCCGCTTGATGTGGTAGCGGCGACCTTGATGCCTTTGCCGCGTGTGGACCCACTAAGGAGGGTCTTTGTGAACTGAGCCATGTGATTTCTCCTTAGTTGAAGACCTGATTGGAAAGGATGATCTGGTCGTCCTCGATTTCGATGACGGCGGGAGTGCCTGCCGCCGTTGAGGACAAGAGTTGACGGGGGCCGGTGAATAGGGCATTCCCGACCGCCCCGATATCGGCGGCCGTGGGTAGGGCGTGGACGTGATCCTGGCGGGCTGCCCTGTTGACCGTGCCGGCGGTCGTGGTGCCGAGCGCCGCCGCGACCGTGCCGTAGGTAACCGCCAAGGTGGTGCCCGCGGTCTCTAGGCCCGTGCCGACGTTCAGCCCGAACTCGGAGCCGACGTAGCGCAGCGGGGCAGCTGCGGTGAGGTCGCCGATGGCGCCCTGGGGGCCACGGACGAGCACGAAGTTGAGAACCGCGGACCCGGAGGTGCCCGAGTTGGTGACCGTGCCGGGACCTGGGTAGTCGACGAAGCCGATGGTGCCGACCGTGACGGTGGCCGCTGACCCTTGCGGGCCGTCGCGCAGCACGAAGTCAAAGGTGCCGTTGGTCGAGGAGCCCACATTGGTCACCGAGGCGGTGCCGCTGTTGGTGACGCTAGTGGTCGTGCCGATGGCGAAGGTGCCGGTGTTGCCCTGCACGCCCTGGATGCCTTGGATGCCCTGCGGACCAGTAGGGCCGTCGCGGAGGACGAAGTTGAAGGTGCCGTTGGTGTTGGTGCCGACGTTGGTGACGGAGGCGGTGCCAGCGTTGGACACCGAGGTCGTGGTGCCGATGGCGAGGGTGGCGGCCTCACCGGCGGGACCGCGCAGGCTGGCGTACTCCGGGCCGAGCTCGGCGGCCGGCGCCAGGTCCGCGAGGAAAACGGTGCCACCCGACCCAGCCGTCCCGGGCAGGAGCAGCGCATAGGACTGGCTGACGCCGTCGACAACTTCGCTGACCGTGTAGTACCAGTTGGCGGGCTGGAGGTCGCCGTCGTCGGTGACCGGCAGGGTGACGGTGAAGTTGCCCGCCGTGCCGAGCGTCTTGGTGACGCCCGAGTTGGGGAGGGCCACGTTGGCGCCCGAGTTTGTCAACCACCTTGACGGGGTGAAGGTGATGGTGCCCGTTGAGGGGTTGCCCTCGGGGGTGAGGAAGGTGCCGAGGACGACGAGCGTCGACACGTTACCGGGCAAAGGCATTAGGCCTCC